GGCAAAGGATAAGAAAGTAACTAGAAATGGTATTTTACCAAAGTAGGTTGACCGTTTGTTTCCAATACGGTATAAAAATATGGAAAACTAGTTTAATACATTGCCACGCCCACAGGCATTATATGTGGGCAAATATAAAAAAAGGATAAAAGGAGGCATTATGAATCAGAACAAAATAAGTTATGGTATCAATGATATGTGTCAGTATATACAATGTATGATGGCACAAAAGGGATATGGAAGAATAAACATTAATGAAATAAAAGATATATTGGATTGTGAACGTGAACAGATTGTAAATATATTATATGACGGAGATATATATATGATGTCGCCAATAGGATGTATAACTACGAATATCAAAGAGGCAAGTGAAGGGCGACCAAGTTGGGATTTGTATCGTAATCAACCAGTTCCGCCAATCCCAAATAAGGCGTATAATAAACCAAAATTTACTTTTTATAAGAAATTTAAAGAAACTATGAGAGATAAAACTTGGGATAATCCAGTAAGAGAATCAAAAGGATTGGAGAGGATTAAAGAATGGCAAGAAAATTAACACCTACCGAGTTTTACGAATTGATAGGTAAAGAAACTAAGATGGATGCAAATAAGGTAAAAGAATTTTGGACTATATTTGTAGATGTTGCGGTTAATGAGTTAATTGATTATGGCTATTTTGATATGCCACTTATTGGTAGATTTGAATCGAAAATATATAGAAGTACGCATATACCTAACGGTGTAGACGACAATACTTGTCGAATAGTGACAGATACATATAAAAGAATAAATTTTAGGGCTTCTGACACTTTTAAAGATACGGTGTCGGGGAAAAGAGTAACACGTAGGGAATTAATGAACTACAGGCGTGAATCTGATAAATATAAGAAAGCACAAGAAGAGCGTGAAAGACAAGAAAAAATCAAGAAAGAAGCCCAAGAAAGAATCGAAGAACTTAGGCGTATAAAAGCCATAAAGAAATTACAAAGAGAACAAGAAAAAACGAAAACCGAATAAAGGAGATATAGGAAATGAAAACATATTATAAGGAATATAAAACCATAGATGTTAAGGGTCTGTTGGACGAAAATAATGATACTGGCGAGAAATATATAGCATATCAAGATGGTGATGATACTAAATTTATCAAAATCAATGAATTGCTCGATATGATGGTCGGCTCTTATGTTCAATTCAAGACCATTAGTGAGTAGGTGGTTATATGGAGCGTAAAGAAAACGAGAGTTATTTAGGGTATGTTCGTAGAACCACCGAGGCTTTGGATAACGGCAAAATAGACTATAAAGAATGGGGCGATTGTGTATTGGGCTATGATAATAATTATAGTTCTGATAATGCAAGAAAAGCCAGTTATTTTGTAAAGAAAATGTTACCAAAATTAGAAGGCGATACTGATATAACTGAAAACGATATACTTAATTCTATTGCTACACAAAGGCAAGAATTAAACAAGGACAAAATACAAATGCGAGACCAAAGGCGTGAATTAAACAAATTGCTTATGGGTCAAGCAAGGTATGAAAATCTTGTAGAAGTATTAGAAGAAAAGATAGACGAATTGCCACCGTGTGATTTTGGTGGTTATGTTGAAAAAAACATAACACCTAAAAGTGCGATATTACAATTGACCGATTGGCATGTTGGTGCGGTAATAAATACACAATGGAATGAATATTCTGTTGATATTGCCAAATCAAGGGCAAAACAGTTGTGTGATAAAGTTAAAAGATATGCTTTGAATTATAATATAACCGACCTAATGGTTGAAATAAACGGAGATATGGTAGAAGGGTTTATCAACATTAGTAACCGTGTTCAATCCGAGGAAGATGTTGTTGAGGAATGTTGGACTGTTTCTGAAATGTTAAGTGAATTTATTTATGAGCTAAAGCCTTATTTCAAATCAATAAAAGTTGCAACAACATTAGGTAATCATGGGCGACTGGTTGTTAATAAGCACGACGCTGTAATTGGTGAAAATATCGAAAAACTTATACCAAAAATTATGAAGTTAAGGTTGGGTAATGATATTCCTATTATAACGTCTTACGGATTGGATTTTACCGCTTATGATTTTGATGGTAAATCATTTTTATTATCACATGGACAAAGTGATAAATTAGATAAGGCGGTTGGAGATTTTGCAAGGGTCTATAAAAAGGTATTTTCGGAATATCATTTTGGACATACGCATAGTTATAAAGATATAAACAGTTCTAATATAATGATAACGGTTGGTGGGTCGCTTAAGGGTGGCGATGAATACGCATTGGGGCTTAGACAAGTGACAAAAGCCAGTCAAAATTTAATCATTTATGGAGAAGATAGAGGGATATATGAATTAATATTAGATTAATAGGATAGGGGGCTGAAAATATAATGCAAAAATTACCAGAGAAAATAGTTTGTGTAACTTGTGGACGACCAGTCTCTATAAAGGAATTTTATTTGAATTACAATGAAATACATAAACAATATAATTATGGCAGAATGTATCATTGCAAATCGTGTACTAAAACAATATCACAAGATATTATGGGAAGGTATTGGGATATTAACAAGAATAAAGATGATAAAATCGCTTATTCATTAGGTATTAGGGCAATATGTTCATTTTTTCATATGCCTTATCTGAATAATGCGATGGTTATGGTTCGTGACACAGATATAACAAGTACAAAAGAACGTGATAGGAATTATGTATTTCAATATATGGACGCTTTAGAACAACTAGAAATACCCAAAGAATATTGGAATGACCTAAGTGGTAATTCATTCTTGTCGATTGATTTATTAAAAATCGCCAAACCCACAAGTGATGGGGATATGGATTTATTTAATCAATTAGAGAAGGATTGGGGTGTTCAAGATACATTAGAAGATTATCTGTTTTTAGAGGAAGAATTTAAGAAGTACACGGAAGGTGAAACATTAAATACCACAATGGTTAATATGTTAAGGTATTTGTGCGAAGCTCAATTAGATGTAAATAAACTAAAGAAAGATAAGGCTAAGTTAGAAGATATTGCAAAGGCGGAGAAGAGAGTTACTGATTATTATTCTAAATTAAATCTGGACGATTTTAAATTCAATAAATCTAAATCCGCAGAAGAAAAACTCATCGAACAATGGGCGAATATAACAGAATCCCAAGAACCAATAGATTGGGAAGATGACAACCTTAAAGACCGTATGGGCTTCGAGGAAGATTATGACGACATTATGCGTGCTATGGGTAATAAATTGGTGGGAACTAAGGATTATCCTACAATTACATACGAAGATGTAAAAAGAAAAGAAGAGCAAAAATATAAATCTAAAAAAGGTCGTAAAAAGAAATGACAGAAAGACAAATATTAGAGAGACTGAAAAAACTTCGTACAAAAAGCAATAAGACAGATATAATGTCGTTAAAGCAACAGAAAACAATCAAAGAATTAAAAATGCGATGGATGACATATTTTAGAAATAACATAGAAATATATATAAATTATAGAATGGGATTTCATGGATATGGGTATCAAAACTTTTCATATCATTTAATGAACGTATCAGACCAATATGTAGAAATAAGTACAAGAGGTGTTGGTAAAAGTTTGCGTGTTGTAGCATATGGGGCGGCTCGTGCCTTATTATATCCAAACAGTAAGATAGGACTTGCCGCTAAAGATAACTCACAATCATCAGAGGATTATTTGACGGCATTTATGCAAGAATTGATACAAAAACAACTGTCGCCACTCTTACATTGGTTATATGTTCATAAATTGATAACTGGCAGAGAAACCGATAAGGGATATGTGGTAAACTTTTGGAATGGAAGTGTAATATACTTCTTCCCGACCATCAATTCTAGTAGAGGTAAAATAATAAAAAAAACATTTAATTATGTAATTAAACCGAAAGGAGAACACATAATTATGCCAAAAGGAAAATTTTGGACTCAAGGGGAAGTAGAGTTCATTAAAGAAAATTATAATAAAATGAGTAGAGGTCAAATTAGTAAAGAAATAAATAGAAGTTACGGTGCTGTGTCTACAAAGATTTATGAATTAAAATTAAAAAAAGATGAAAGATTTTGGAGTAATGCAGAATTAAAATTTCTTGAAGATAACTACAAAACATTATCATATAAAGAAATAGGTGATAAAATAGGAAGGACTAGAAATAGTGTGCAATGTAAGATGAGAAAACAAGGATGGGTAAAACCCGAAAAATATTCATACAATGTAGATTATTTTGAAAAAATTGACTCACCTGATAAATCTTATTGGTTAGGTTTTATATTTGCCGATGGATGGATTCACCAAACTGTAAATAATTCTGAATTAGGTATAGAATTAGCTTTAAAAGATATTGACCATCTTAAAAAGTTTAATAAATCTTTAGAAGGTAATATTAATGTTAAGAAATTAGTTAGTTATCATGATAATGATGATTTTATAAAAACTACAATAACCAAAAGTTGTATTATAAGGTTATATCGTAATAAAATTGTAAATGATTTAAAAAAATATGGAATTAATTCAAATAAAACATATACTAATAATTATATATCTCCATTAATACCTCAAGAATATATTCATGATTTTATTCGTGGATTTTTTGATGGAGATGGAAATGTTTGGATTGACAAAAAAAAGAGTAAGTCATTAAGATATACAATTTATAATGCATCATATACACTATTAAATGATATAAGAAAAGAGCTATATAAAAACAATATATATTCTCAAATTATTATAGATAGTAGAGATTTATATAAAAAGACAACAGATTGTTATAGATTAACAATAGGAGGTATAGCAAATTCATATAATTTTTATAATTATTTATATGATAATAATTGTGTATGTTTAGAAAGAAAATTTCAATATGCTTTAAAAAATATTGATGAATTTAATATAAGTGAAAGAGCAAAAAGTAAAATATCAACGAGTGTTTGCCTCTCTAATCAGTAATGATTAGTTACAAATTGGGAAAGAAATCGGGAAAGCTGAAATGCCAATCCGAGTGGAAGGCTATTAGTAAAATAACAGTCACACGCAGAGCATAGGAGATGAACCTATAGATAGAATATAATTCTCCCACGAGTTCCCAACCCCTAAAATTAGGGTGAAAAGATATGCCGAACATTATGAGAAATACAATCATAAGAATATAGGGATAAAAAGCCCTATAGATAACAAAATGATACACGTTGATACACTTATAGGTGAAGAGATTCGTTTAATAAAAAAGGCTGATTGGGACAGTATCGCAATGCCAATGCTTATTAAAAGGCAAGGGGGATTTAGGAATCAACCAGAATATTATGAAAGAACCGATTTGGATGAACGCACGAAAGTAATCTGTATATCATCTAGTTGGTTTGCTAATAACTGGATGAATACATTTTATAGAAATACGGTTGTTGGTTATTTTAAGGAGGTTTTTGTTAAAAATAGAGTTTTTTCTGTTGATATGTTTTCTGCAATAAAACACGGATTGAAAGACGAACAATGGTACTTAAAACAACGCAAAGAAATGGATAACCTTTCATTTAGAATAGAAATTTTAAATGAAACAGTAGGCGAAGTTGAAGGTGCATATTTCACATTGGAAATGATGACTAAAAATCAGCTGTTGGCACAGCCGTTTTATCCTGTGACAAATAGCCAATATATAAATGGAACACAAATTCCATTTAGAGATAAATATGAAGATGAAATAAGATTGTTGTTTATAGACTTCGCCTTTGCTGGGGGCGATAAAAACGATAATACTTGTATTGGATGTATGAGTGCATATCCTAAAGGTGAAAGATGGGTGAGACACGTAGACTTCATTCAAACACTGAGTGGTGCAAGTACAGATGAGGCATTACTTAGTATTCGTGAAATATATCAAGACTATGGTGCGAACTATATAGTTTATGATAATCGTAACGGTGGTACACTAAATTATAACACTCTAAGTAAGGAATTTGAACATCCCGTAAGGAAATCGGACGATTGGAACAAGCATGGGTTTACTGTATGTAACGAAATGGACTTACATGTTGTATCTAAACAAGTATATGACGATTTAGTCAATAGGACAAATGACCAAAACGCCATACCTTGTCTTATTCCTATTTCGGCATCGGCCGAATTTAATAGTGTAATGTGGCAAAATTTGAACAAATCATTCAGGGATGATGAATTATTATTATTGATTGATAAATTAAACTATGAGCAAAACAATATAGAAAAATCTGTCAATCTATCATCGGAAGAAAAGGCTTATAATGAATCGCCGTACATTGAAACAGATATGCTGATTAATGAGGCAATTAACCTTGTGGCAACATATAAGGCAAATGGTTTAGTATCTCTAAGTGAAGGCACTAATCCTAATAATACTAAGGATAGAATCGTATCTTTGGGATATGGCAACTATATAATGACCAAGATAATAAATAAGAAAGAAAAAGAGATGAGTGAAGCCTCTGAAATTGATTGGGAAAATTTTAAGTTAGTTTATTAAAATTAGGGGTTGACAAATCCTAAAAATGTGATACAATATAATTACAAAGCGGAAAGAAAACCGCATAAACTTCCATTAGGGGCAAAACTGGGAATCGTTAATGGTCAACCTTCCATAGAAATATGGATTACTATTCAAATGTTATTAGTCATCTTACAGTTTCTCGATACCTGTAATAAAAAACAAAAATCGAATTATTTTAAAAATATGGTTTACTTTTTAGAAATAATATTGTATAATATAAGTGTAAGGGGTTATACAGCAATATTAAATGGATTCAAATGTTAATTGAAATAACCTAATAACCCCTGTAATATGGGATAGGCTGATGTCGTAATTAAGTAGAATTGGGTGGCGACTCATACAGCAAATTAAATAATGTAAAACAAGTGCAATAGTTTTTATTAAGGGTTTGATTCCTTTATATCCCACCAAGCCACCAAAAATAAAATAAGGAAACGCTAACAGCAATTAAAATTAATTATTTTCGTTATAATTTGAAGAAAAATAATGCGTTTCGTCACTATTAAATGAAAGGATTAAAGGATATGTTTATCGAAGATATGAAAGATACAATGAATGTTTCAATGACTGAAAATGGTGCATTGGGATATAACACAACTGGCAAGAAATTACTTGATATTAATTTTGCTACAAGTAGTTTAAGACATAAAAATAAAAAGGAAATCATTTCTATGTTTGTACAAGCATATATGGAAAATGAAGAACTTGCTCTTAAATGGTTGTTCTTTTTAAGAGATATACGTGGTGGTATGGGCGAAAGACGCACATTTAGAACAATACTTGAATATATGGGCAACAATCACGCCGAAGAAATCAAATCATTGATAAAGTATATCCCAGAATATGGACGTTGGGACGATATGTGGTGTCTATTAGATACGCCTTGTTGTTATACCGTTTTAGACATTGTAAGGAATCAAATACTTGAAGATTCCGCTAATATATCTTATGGCGATTCAATTAGTCTTATAGGCAAATGGCTACCTAGTGAAAAATCTAAGAATGTTGATAAGCGTAGATGGGCGAATATTATTAGGTCATATTTGCATTTAGACCACGAAAGTTACAGGTGGACATTATCATCTCTTAGGAAACAGTTGAAGATTGTTGAGTCTGATATGAGTGCTAATAAGTGGAGAGATATAAACTATAACGCCGTTCCAAGTAAAGCGAATATTAATTACAGAAATGCGTTTTTAAAACATGATAAAGAACGTAGAAAGAATTATTTAGAAGGTCTTAAAAAAGGTGAAGGTAAAATCAATTCATCTACTAATTATCCTTGTGATATAGTACATCAATATAGTGATGGTGCAGATTGGTGGTCAAGTAGTATTGCGAAATACGACGAATCACTTGAGCAACTATGGAAAGCGTTGAAGTCGTGTAATGATTTGGACAATACATTAGTAGTAAATGACGGTAGTGCAAGTATGCAGACACCAGTTAGTGGAAATATGACCGCAACGGAAGTGGCAAGAAGTATGGCTATATATTTCGGCGAAAGATGTAAGGGTGAATTTAAGGATAAATATATCACATTCAGTAGTAGACCACAGTTGGTAGATTTTTCAATATGCAACAGTTTACGAGACAAATTAGAACTGGCAAAACATTATAATGATTGTAGTAACACTAATATTGAAGCAGTGTTTGATTTAATATTAAATACAGCAATTGAACATAATCTATCACAGGATGAAATTCCACATAATATTATCGTTATTAGTGATATGGAGTTTGATTATGCGGTTAGCGGTTATGGAACGATAGACAAGAAGTTATTTGATATATTATCGGATAGGTATGAAGCAAAAGGATATAAATTGCCAAAATTAATCTTTTGGAATGTTAATTCAAGAACCGATACTATACCAGTAGTCGAAAACGAAATGGGTGTAGCTTTAGTAAGTGGATATAGTCCTATGATAGTAGATATGGTAATGACTGGTGAAACCGACCCTTATAAGATTTTAATAGATAAACTTATGAGCAACAGGTATGCACCAATAATGATATAGTTTGAAATATGCGTTAATATAGACCTTTTCGGTGGTGTAGGTTAAACCGTACAATATTGCAAGGTAGAGAAGTAGTTATCTTACCGTCCTCATAAGTCGGGAATCGTTGGTGCGAATCCAACCCTTGCAACCATAAGGGGATGAAATAGTGTCGAACAGGTGAAAAGCCAAAGTGCAAAATCTGTTACGTGGGAGCGTAACCCACCATCTCCACCAATAGGGACATGTAGCTCAGTTGGTAGAGCAGTCGGCTGTTAACCGACTTGTCGCAGGTTCATTGCCTGAAAGATGCGTAGCATAATACGTGAAGTTGTGAAAAGAGATTGCCGTAGCGCGTCTAAAATCTCATGGGAGGGGATATAGACTTTAACTTCCCAATATGCTCTCGTAGTCTAATGGTTAGGACATATGGTTTTCATCCATATAAAGATGGGTTCAATTCCCACCGAGAGTACCAATATAATATGTCAGTATGTTGGAATAGGTATACAATACGGACTTTAATACTGCTTACAAATTAATAAAAGGGAGATGATTAAATGGGTGAATTTGATAAAATTACTCAAGAAGTCATAAATCAATGCAAATCTTACGCATCTTTATTTAGATATATAGACATTCCAATGAGTGGATGGTCACAACAAAGATTAAAGGAATATATTAAATCCAACAATTTTAATACAGACCATTTTACGGGGAAGGGTTGGAAAGACGGGTATATTGATTACAAGCGTTTTAGAAAAGGGGTTAGTATGAAATCTGCCAACGCAAGAAATGCTTTAACTCAACTTAGGGGATATGAGTGTGAAATGTGTGGAATCTCTAAATGGGAAGGGACTACTATTCCATTAGAGGTTCATCACATAGATGGGGATTGTTTGAATAACGAAATGGATAATTTAATGTTACTTTGTCCAAATTGTCATTCTATTACTAAACATTGGAGAAATACAGATAATTCAAGTAAAATAAAGGTAACCGACGAAATCCTTATAGAATCTATAAAAGCAACACCAAATATAAGGCAAGCACTTCTAAAAGTCGGCTTGTCACCTAAAGGTGGAAATTATGCGAGGGTTTATGAATTAAAAGCAAAATATGATTTGTAAGAAGAGTGCTATAATCTAAAGGTTATAAGTAGAACGAGGCTAATTCGGCGAAGAAGTATTGAACGCCGAGCTAAATGGTAAGCGATAGCGACCTAAATGTGTAGAGAGCATATACCTTGCACCTAAATTGTTTTTTTTACAACATGGTGATGACGTGCTCCAAACTGTTTAAAAAAAATAGTAAGAAAATCCGTTGCCTTTTAAGGATTGGGGGTTCGACTCCCCCTACTGACACCAAATACATACGCTTTTAGTCTAACGGTAGGACGGGAGATTTTGATTCTTCAAATACTTGTTCGATTCAAGTAAGGCGTGCCAATAAAAATAAAATATGCAATCTTAATAGGTTGCGAATAAAATATGCAATCGTTTTTGGTTGCATATTTTATTATGTTAAAATAACAAAAAGGAGAAAATAATGGCTAAAACAACAGCAAATAAAGTATTGAAAATCGAAAAATCGTATGTGCGTTCAAAACCATACGGTGATAGAAATACATTCAATAGTAAAAACGGTCAACCATGGTGTGCATTTTTCCAAGATTATTGTTTTAGAAAAGCGGGATGGGACTTTATGAAATCATGTCCGAATCCAGCATATTGTCCTAATATTGAAACATGGGCAAAGAAAAAAGGATATTGGAAATTATCTGGTAAGGCTGGAGATTTAGTTTTATTTGATTGGAACAGTAATAAATCACCCGACCACGTAGGAATGGTAATCAAGAAAAATTCTAATGGTACATATACCACAGTTGAAGGTAATACCTCTAATGTTAGTAATGGTAATGGAGGATGCGTTCAAATCAGAGTTAGAGAGGCAAGATGGATTCTTGGATTTGTAAGACCGCCATATAAGGGTAAGTCTAAATCTACCAAGAAAGACACAACTACTACCAAAAAAAAGTCGAATAAAAAGACATATAAGCAGACCTACCCGAAGCGTGACTATCCTACACTTAAGAAACATTCAGATGGATTGTATCTCGGTGAGGGTGATAGTGGGTCAGATGTTAAGAGATTACAGAAATTCTTAAACTGGTATCTCGGATATGGATTAAAGGTAGACGGACAATTCGGGGCTATGACAAGACGGGCAGTTATTGCATGGCAAAAGAAACGCGGATTTACAAATACTGGATTATTCGGGGAGACATCACTTAAGACGGCAAAAATCGCTAAAAAGTAGGTGACGACATGAAACAATGGTTCACAAAAATTTGGATAGCTTTGATACTTATCAATATGCTATTAAGTGGATGGTTTATCATATGGTATTGGGCGGCAAATCAAGTGACTATATCTGCCACATTTATAAAGGTGTGGTTTGTGGTATGGTCGGTTGTGGCTTGTGTAATGATAATTAAATTTGCATTTGTTAAATATAAACCACAAATAAAAAAGGCTATAAAGAATGTAGATAAAGAAGATGTCAAAGAAGTAATATCTGATGTAAAAGATATATTGGACTGACACAATAATACAAGAAAGGAGGGATAAATTTGGCTGATAATGAAAATAAAATGTCTAAAGAAGATGTTGTTGATGTAATGAAAATGGCACAAAGTATATATAATGCTGGTAATATGTTCGGAGTATTTACACCACAATTATTAAATCAAAATCTTGAATCTTTAAATAACAACGCCGCTATTCCTAATAAAACATCAATAGACGAGGCTCTCAAAGATTATAAACATAATTCATCGTTATTGAGTGCTTATAGTGAATTTGCCAAGGTATACGACCCGATATATAATCGTGCCTTAGAATATTATGCTGGTCTATTAGCATTTGATATGCGTATAGAGGCAAGGAATGTTTATAGGGATAGTGATTATAATAGTCAAGAATATAAAGATGACAGACGAAGAGTTGATAAATTCTTTGATAACTTTGATTATAAAGATGAATTTCGTAGAGTAGTTAGTAATGTTATAAGGAACGAAGTGTATTACACATGGTTCAGAGATACACAGGGTACTTTTGATGATACTGGAGAAATACAATTAGATGATGAAGGAAATGCTAAAACAAAGAAACTTTCTAAATATACATTACAGATGATGCCCCAAGAAAGGTGTTTATTAACTGGTGCTTGGGAAGGTGGATTATTATACGATTTTGATATGTATTATTTCTTAAAGGCGGGCGTGGATATAAATGCTTACGACCCGACATTTAAGAAGTATTATAATGAAATGTTTGGTGAAAATGCCGACCCTCATTATAATCCAACTGCCCAATTAGATAAAAGAACAGGTTCTTTTGCTTTATGGACACAAACAAGTCCAGATACAGGCGCATGGGTGTTTAAGGGGGATATGTCTACATATGATGCTACACCATTTTTATCAAGTTTAGTCAAACAAGTATTGTCGAATGAGGAGGTAAATAAGTTACAAAGTAACAAGTATTTTCTTGAAGCAAGAGCATTACTGGCTGGTGAAATCGGAATGTTGACAAAACAACAGTCTGGTCAGACACAGGATAAAACAGCCTTTAATTCAACAACTCTAACAAAATTCTTATCATTAGTTAAGATGGGGTTACTGAAAGACATTAATCCAGTTGCAATGCCAGTAGAAAATTTAGACTTTTATCAGTTTGAGAATAAGAACCCCGATATGTATTCTAATCAATTAAGCATAACGGCTGGCAATGGTGCAAGTGCTGGAACACTTTTATACAGCACGGGCAAAACATCACAGTTTGAAATGCAATCGCAAATCACAACCGATTATAATTTGGTTAAAAAGATATACCCACAATTTGAACATTTCTTGAATTTCTATGTAAATAAAAAAACAAGAAAATATAAATTTAACTTTCATTTATCTGGATGCACCCATAGTTTTATAAGGGAACAAGAAAAAAAGAATTTATTAGATTTGGCAAATTTAGGTATTGTTGTTAATCCTAGTGCTTTTAGTAAAGTATTAGATATGACACCTACTGAATTTGAAAGAAGTTTAACGGAGGCGAAATCGACTGATTGGACAAACAAATTAACAAGTATGTTATTGAGTGTCCACACTCAAAGTGCTAAAGATGCCCAAAATCAAGGGAGACCACAAGAAGATGATGGGGATATATCTGATAGTGGAGCGACTTCAAGAGATTATGATAACTCCAATAAATAAAATATTATAAAAAAAATAATGAAAGGAGGGGATTTAATGAATGTAAGTCAAGGAACAATCAATGGTTTATATGACTTAATAGGCGAATGTTTTCAGTACAATAGATGGTTCGATAGATTTGTTAGTGTACTTGGTGTAAAATTTGCATGTAATCAAAGTGCCAATTTAATACATCAAAATATAGCACATTTTTACCCGCAATTATCCGATAAAATTGGTGAAAGGTGTTTGGAAAGATATAATATTCCAGTTGAATACGCCTCAACCGATGAAGGGAAACAAGATTATGCTACCGTATCAGATATGATAAAGCAAGCAGAATCTAAAGTGATAGATTTTCAGAATATGTTTAGTGCTATGGTTAAAATAGCGTGGGATAATGATGATATAAATATATACACAGACCTTTCAGATTTGCTAAGAAAATACAACATAATCGTAGAACAGTTAATACTCTTAAACGATAAAATTGGCTATTATACCGAACAGGAAATAATGAAGTTTGACCACGATATTGATAAGTTTTGGATTATAGGCGAAGAAGGTGTTGTCTTATGATAATCAGACAAACACCTAAAAACCCACAGGATTTTATTATTGTGGACGGTAAACAAGGCGAGATTTTACAAAAGAATAATTTTCACCCATTATATATGGATATGAAAAATTTATATTTTGAAAAAACTAAAGAAATATTAGACTTTATGAAAGGTGGTGAAATTATTGGATAAAACTATAAAATTCGCCCTTGAAGATGTCGAGAAATATATAGACGATACTGACCCAGAAATGGCAATAGCAAAAGTAGATTTTTTGTCTACTAGACCCAATGCACACCATATTATCATAACGGAAGAATTATTGAGGCGTGATGCAAGTTCTATTCTTGGCAAGTTTCTGATTGGCAAAATGAACACATTGGAAACAGACACAGAAGGTCACGAACCTAAAGAGAATATTTTTGGATATTTTCCCCAAGAGCAAGACATAGAATTTAGAAAAAAAGATGGTTACTTGGTTGCATCTGCAAAGGCAGTTATCTCTAAATTATATGCTAATGAATATTATAATATGTTTGTTAACGATAATTATAGAGATGTAAGCGTAGAAATGTTAAGTTATGGAATGGTAGATAAAGGCGATGACAAGGAAATAGATGGGTTTAATCTTGTGGGTTGTACCACGCTTGGGCATCTCATCAAGCCAAGTTGTCCAGATGCCAATATGTCCATTATCCAATTTTCAGAAGAAAAAGCAGATGCTTTTTATCATGAGAAAACAAACGACGCGAATAACTTAAAATCATTTGCAGAGAGGAGAAGGATAAAATTGTCAGAAAATTATGAAAATCATCCAGTAGACACTTCTAAGAAATCAGTCGATATGGGTGATTGGGATGGTAACAAAGCGAAAAAAGATTTGCTCAAAGAAAAGAACTTTGAGACAGTTGGTAAAAAAGTTTGTTTAGACTTTAAGGGTGGCGATAGAATACTTGCAAATTGCAAATATCCTGTAATGAACCTTAAGGACGGTAAATGGGTTTATAATGCGGAGGGTTTATCTAGTGCTAGGGCATATGGAGAACAGCACGATGAATCTATAGCAAATAAAGCTATTGCTATTCAAAAGAAACTTGGTTTATATAAAGATGATGAAAAGAAAGGAGGGAATACTAAAATGGGTCAAGAAAAATTCGCAGTAAATATAGGCGACCTATGGGGATTGATTTATCAGTCTCTTGAAACTAAATACCCAGACAAAACTTACGGTTCAATATATCGTATTTTTGGAATATATGAAGAGTCAAATCAAAAATTTGTTGTAATATTCAAAAGAGAAGAAACGCAAATGTACCGACTTGATTTTGATTTGGATGAAACTACAGGTTTAACATTATCCGAGGAGGTTGTTGCGGTGGAACAAAAGTTCATAGAAACAGACGAAGTTCAAAAGTTTGAAGCACCAGAAGATGCAGAAAAGTTTGGAAAATTTGAAGAAGTTGAAGATGATGAGAAAGATGCTGATGACGAAGAAGAAAAAGAAGAAGATGCAAAGATGTCATCTAATGTCAATGTAGATGCGGAGGATTATGAAAAAATGCTTGAAAAAGAAGCAGAAAAGAATAAGGTCTTATCTGAACAACTGGAAGAAAAAGACAATATTATAATGGGTTATGAAACCGAATTGGCTGATTTACGTCAGTTCAAATCAGATTGTCTTGAAAAAGAAAAGATGGAAACCGTCAATGGTACTCTTGCCAAAGTTAAAGACAAGATGACCGAAGATGATTATGCTAAATGCGAGCAAAGTGGTCAAGAATGTAAATTCGAGGATGTACAGGCTTGGAAGAACGGAGTTTTGGCACAAGTGGCTGAATCCGTATTATTTAGCAAAGAAGAAATCAAGGATTCTCATTTAAGAATGAATATCTTTGGACAAGATAACGATAATGCCGAAAAAAGTCTATGGGATAGACTATAATTAAATTAAAAAGGAGAGATATAAGATATGTCAAATTGTGTATTAGTACAAACAGCAGTAGCGGCAGAGAACGTAAAAACTTACAATAGAAGTGTAACTTCTTCTTCCGCAACACCAAACGGAACACCTTTAGCACTTACATTCCCAACTACAAGTGGAAGTAATGTGTTTACAGCGGGCACACCAGCAAGTCCATTTTCAAATGTATGGCTTGCTTATTCACCAGAAGTTAATAAGTTGGTTGTTGGTCAGGTATGGGGCGGACAAGACCCTAGAAATTTCACCAATGCGGCTAACGTGCCTTTTGATGCTTTTAAACCGCAAGTAGGTGATATTATTCAAGTTACAGCGGATTTCTTCCAGTCAAGTTATGACCCAGCAACGGTTACAACTGGTACTGTAGTAGAATTGACCGCAACTGGATTCCAAGCAAAGGCATCCGCAACATCTGGTTATGCTGGTATCAGTTTTAAGATTGGTAGAGCAGAGCCTATTACTATTGCTAGTTCAACTGGTTATGGTGAGAATGTTGACGCTTGGTATTTGGAATGTACTCAAAACTAGAGTATATTTAATTAAATTTTTATAAAAAAAAGAAATGGAGTGAAAATAGATATGACAATGACAAAAATGCCACTAAACGTGGTTCAATTTGCAAACAATGACCCTAATAGATTAAGTATCTATGAGGGAATGAGAGATTTATACTTCCACGCATTAAGCGAGGATGAAGGCAAGAATTACGGCAATTATGACAAATCCGTGTCTTTGGCTGAAAAGAATGAAAAGTTAAGTAAACACATCTTTTCAGAAATAGAAACTCTTTCAAAGACCCCAATGGGTGACATGAATCTGATGGTATGGGCAACTAATCCTAGTGTAAAATGGGCAGTTGATGCTACAAGAAACGCTATCATTGAGGCTATCATCCCAGATGCCATCATCCGTTCAATCGGTATCTACACAGATATTGAAAATGTAGAGTTTGGTCAGACGGCAACATTTGATATTAAGCCTAACTCACTTATGTCAACATCAAAATCTGGTAATTCTCAAAGGACTGCATGGGTTCAGAAGCAGTTTGACACTTCTGTAACACTTACACCAGTTAACCATGATATTACAGTACAGGCATCTTTCTACAAGGTACTTGCTGGTAAGGAATCTTTGGCTGACTTTATGAGAAAAGCAGTTGTTTCAATCGAAAGAGATATGTCTAAAGACGCTTATGCGGCTCTTACTGGTCTGCTTTCATCTGCAACATTCCCAACCGCATTGAAGAAAACTGGCTATACTGCCGCTAACCTGCTTAATTTATGTCAGACCGTAACTGCATACAATCAAGGAAATAAGGCAGTTATTGTAGGAACAACACAAGCACTTTCTGCGGTATTCCCATCTTCAAGTGATGGTTATAGAGTTGTAACCGACGCTAATAGCATGAGTATTCAGTTAATCAAGAATTTCTATGATTATGATACTCTGGTATTGCCACAGGTTGCTTCTGGAAGTTCCGATTTTGGACTCACACTAAACGATAATCAGATTTATGTAATCTCACCGTCTAGTGATAAGATTGTAAAGGGTAACTTATACCGCCCTGCTTGTTAAGTGATTAGCAAGTATTCCACGTTAACTGCTTTGAACTCCTAAAGCCTTTATAACTACAACGTAAACATGAAATATGGTTAAGCGTGAATGTTGCGAAAGCAGAAAAAATATAAAGGATATTTATAGGGTTAAATCCTAAGTAAATGTAAATGGATGTTTAGCATCGACTCCTCGAATAGAGGAACGTTCAACGATTATCTCCTAATGGGAGAGTACACTACAGGCTTATGGTAGTGGAAAAATGTGGCTCTTATATATTTAATTAAAAAACTTGACAATAAAAATAATTATAGAGATGCTATTGATTATTTAGTCAAGGATAATCATAAGTATGTAGAAATAATATTAGATATAAAAAATATATAAGATGAAGATATAATCTATACTCATATGAAAGTATGAGAGGTCTACTTGAAATAAGTAAGACTGTATAGAGCGTTGCGACTCTATATGAATAACACAGCGTAATTGAAGGTACAACACTTTCAAATTCCAACGATTATTACGACAATGCAAACTTAACATCTAACTATACTCTGAATAAGAGATGGATATTTAGTGCAGTAACTAATTCTAAGATGGGTGTTATCACATTATCATAATTAGAACGATATGTAATAAGTGGGGTTATTATAATCCCACTTATTTACTAAGAATAAAAGGAGAATAAATAATGGCAACAAAGAAAACGACAACCGCAAAAACAACGGGTGATACAAAAGATACGAAAGAAACGAAGGTAAAGAATACAGAACCAAATACTAATACTGATACTAAGATAGCGGATTTAGAAGCACAACTATCTAAGGCAATGGGGATGATAGAGACATTAACACAGTTGAAAAATACCCCGATAACAAAGGATGACAAATTAACAAGTGACGACTATGTTACTGTTATTTCACAATGTCCTAATAAATTGTCATTAAGTACGGATGGTTTTGGTGCTGGTACTGTTTATGATTTTGATACATTGGGAGAAATTATTGATATTCCTTTTGGTGACTTAAAAGGCATCGTAAGGAACAATAAGAGTTTCGTGCAGAAAGGACTCTTTTATATTGCTAATGAAGAAGCCGTTAAGCAGTTGAGATTAGGCACGCTTTATAAGAAACTAATATCAAGTGATGATATTTTGAATCTATTAAATCGTGACGATAAGACAATCATAGAAATATACAAATTAGCACCAGATAGTCAAAAGGAAACAATCATAAATATAGTTGAGGACGCAAAAATGGCGGGTCGCAACATTGACGCAAATGTATTAGTTGAACTTGGTGAACTGTGTGGGAAAGATTTAATCCAAATTGAAAAGACAACAGATTAATAGAAGGAGGTAGATATATGACCCCTTTTACTGACATTTATCCTTTCGCTCTAACGGTTATTTCCGATTATAGATTAGAAACTTTAGCGCAATCTAATTATACGGCATTTCTGTTAAAAATGAAAGAGATACTAATAAAATCTATTCCAAGATTTACGGGGTGTATGCAATCTTTAGACTTTGATACTACAACCGATTCTTTTGTGAACACGCTAACTTTACAAGAGCAAGAAATTTTAGGCGAATATATGGAATTGACTTGGTTTGAAAGTGTTATTAACGATATACGTCAAGTTAATTTAAGGGTTCAGGTCAGAGGTGCGAAAACCAACTCTGAGGCATCGAACCTTAAAGAAAAAGTTAAGGCATATAACGCACTTAAAGAACAAGTTGGAAATCGTGTAAGCGACTATCAATTACTAAGTATGGGTGGGTGATATAATGGATAAGACAATAAAGAAAAGACTAATCGGAAGAATATTCAAAATATTACCTATGAAAGAGGCTTTTGATAAAGACGAATTATCATTAGAAGAGGCAAAATCCTATATATCTAAACAATATATATATTTTAGTGGTATTGATATAGATGATGACATAAAGTCTGAAATTACAATTGTTTTAAAAGGTATTAAAAATACCTATGATGAACTATCTTGTAAAGAAATTCACAATATAGTTTTAAGATTAACTAATCTTATGGATAGGGGGTTATAATATGTCAATGATGGACGATTATATGACAATTCTGGGAACATCATATCAAACTCCTAATGAATATTTTCGTGGTTTATCACAAGCATATTTAACTTCACAATGGGACAATACTACATTACTAGAAACTGTTAAAGAAGAAACCCAACGTGGGTCTTTTGAGTTTAGCGACATAGACGTTTGGAAAGACGGTATCATAGATTTTACGACTAATGCGCTGAAAAATGAAAAGAATTATCGTAAATTGATGTTTGAAAATTGTAACCACGAAGTAGACAGAGGAAGATTTTATTATTTTGATGATAATTATTGGCTGGTTTATGCACCAACAACCCCTATAGAATTATATTCGGACATTAGTGTTCGTAGGTGTAATAATATCGCCAAATGGATTGACCCTGATACCAATGTAATTCACGAATTGCCTTGCATATTAGAATATGACGATTCTAGTTCCAAGGAAAGAATTGATAAGGATATTACAACTCCAAATAATAGCGTTATATTGATATTGCAAGGAAATAACGACACTATTCAATTCGCTCAAAATAAAAGGTTTATCTTTAATGGTAGACCGTTTATGATAAGTGGATATAATAATTATATGCAAGATGATTATGTTACGAAAGACACACCTTTGTTATTTTTCGACATTTATCTTGATGAAATTTTGCCAACTGATGATATGATAAATGGTATTGCGAATAGATATGAATATAATTATCAAGTAGACATATTAGAAAGTCCTATTGAAAATATCAATGGATTTAGCGGTCAATTAACCGCTAATGTATTATTAAATGGCAAGAATACCAACAAGACCGTAACATGGTCGGCTAATAGCAATGCGACTATAGATGTTAACGGAAATTATACCCTTAATGGAACAGTCGGGTCGGTGGCTACATTAACCGCTACTTACGGCAGTTCTACTGACAGTGTTAGTATTAATATAGTATCATCTATTGTAAATAATAGAGAAATAGTTGTAACACCTAATACAACAACATTAAGGCAAGGACGCTCCGTTACTTTTACGGCGTCATTGTATAGCAATGGTGTTGTTCAGTCCGATGTTATTACAGCAACGGTTGGTGGGGCAGACAGTAATAATAACTATACGTGGGTTTCTCTTGGCGGTAATCAATTTACGTTAACCAATAATTTACGTTCTGTTTCGCCTCTTGTGATTACTTTCACCAGCGGAACGACAACTAAGGTAATGAATATAGTATTAGGTGCTATGTTATAAGGAGAGGTATTATGAAACAACTAAGAAACACATTTAATACAATGCCCCTTATTCCATATAACATTTTACAATATTTAATGACTGATGATGGGGCGGAAAATTTTTGGAAAGCACTCAAATATCCCACCTATGATTGTTTGAGTAAACCGAATTTGACACTTGATGAAAAGTCTGACTTGGTATGTTTTAACCAAACCAACCAAGAAAACTATAGTATATTTTTAACACAAATAGTTGAGAATATGATACCAGACGAAAAGCCTATCTTGAAAATATATAAAATCAAGACTGGGTTTGAATCGGTGACAAATGGTAAATTTAGTATAGGTGATTATAGATTTGATATTCTTTATGGCGGTAAAATCGGTGTCATAGAATATCAAGCAACCCCAGTTAATAGGGGTGACTTCATAGAGATGGAGTTATTAAAATCTTTAAACGGTGCAGAAATAAATGGCGGTGCTGGGTTCTTAGAGTTCAATAACACGCTATCAAGGAATTGCGGTTCTTATTTAGGATTAGGCAATTCTACTACATACACAGGTGTGTCTGTAGTAATGGCAATAAGGTTGGCAAATTTTGTTAATACAGGATGTTAAAGAATTTATTGAACCTTATGTGTCATTAGATATTCCCGTACAATATAAAGATTTAGAAATTAAACCGATTTTAGTTAAAGATTCATTAACTTTTTTACGTTCTTACGACATATTAAATATTGAAAAGAATAGAATACCAGACGCAAAAATTATTCAAATGAGTTATTTGCAATATATAGTAGACCAATTAATGTTTGACGATACGATGACGGAATTTGGATTTTCGGCTGGTGATATTTGGAAGGAAAAATTTATAACGATTTTATCACTATGTATTGATGTAAAAAGCGAAAACATCTCTTTAATTAATGATGGCAGGTTAAAAATCACACTTGGAGACAAGATTATTGATGCTGATGATTTTGAAAATATACGAAGAATTATATTATATCAAAATATTAATGGCTTTGATGATACTCCGATAAGTGAAGATTTTAGAAAAAACTTGGAAAAGTATTATGCTATTAAAAATTATGGGATGAAAATGCCAACAATGGACGATAAAATGGATGTAGTAATGTCTTGTACTTCTATGAACGATAAGGATATAAAAAATATGACATACAGGCGGTTTGAACGTGTGTTTGAGCGTATAGTCAATAAGAATGATTATATGGTTGGGGCATTGTTCCAGTCGCAAGGGGCAAAAGGTTCTTTGGAGCATTGGGTCTTTAAGAAAGAGAAAGATAAATATAGTGAGGCTTTCACGAAAATGGGAGCAGTAAAACAATCAATTAATTAGAAAAAAGGAGGATTTTTATATGGCTGATTTTTTAGCTGGTGTTGGTACTATAATGTTAAGAGATGGTAGTGGCAATTTAGTTTTGTCATCCGATGTATTGACAGAAAGTGGTGTAAAGATCACATCATCCGCACAAGAAGTCCGTGGTTCATTAGGCAATGTATTGCTAGGACAGTATTTTACTGATTCTAATATGGAACTTACGCTTACAAATGCGTCGTTCGACCCACAATATATTGCTTTGAATGTTGGTTCTGATATTACTATCGGTGCTAGCGTTCCAACCACAGAAACTTTGACGGTTGGAAGTGGTGGTGCAATCACTACTACAAAAGTTCCACAAGCAATTGGTAATTTGGGTATTATCGGTTGGTACAAAGTAGAGGGGTCTGATTCTTATGTTCCAGCACTGATTACATTTACTGGTTCTACTGCTACACTTACGGGTGTTTCAGAAGGAACTGTTGTATGTGTTAAATATTGGGCTACCGATGGTTCTGCAAAAGAGATGGTAATTCCTAGTTCTATAATTCCAAAGATTATGCACGCCACACTTACTATTCCAAAATTTGCTATGGGTGTTACGGAATATACTACAAGTGCTATGAGTGGCGAAGTCGTTATAGACATTCCGTCATTCCAGTTAAATGGTAGTGTTGAATTGTCATTAAGTTCTAATGGAACGGCAACAGTACCACTTTCAGGTAAGGCGTTGAAGTCAAAAGTAAATGCAAGACCGTGTGATATGTTTGGTCAATTCGGTACATTAACCGATATAACATATAACAAGAATTGGTATGATGATTTAACTGCTATGGCTATTGCAAGTGGTGATGACATTCAATTGGCGGTTGCTGGAACTGAAACATTAAGTGTTATGGGTATCTATGATGGTATGTATACTGGCTTGATTAACAATTCCAACTTAACATTTACAAGTAGTGCAAGTTCAATTGCTACTGTAAGTAACGCTGGTGTTGTGGCTGGTGTGGCTACTGGTACTGCCACTATAACAATAGTTGCGACTGATAAAACAAGTATTAGTGCAACCGCAAGAGTTACGATTGCTTAATCCATAAGGGAGGGAATATTCCCTCCCTTTTTTACATATTTTAAAAAGGAGGGTTTTAATGGAGTTTTGCCCATATTGTAAAGTGGATTCTTATGAATCGTATTGTATTTGCTCTAAGACTGGCAACATTTGTGTATTTGTAAGACGAAAACCTTGCATTATGCAATGGAGTCCTTTAGAATCAATGGTGAATTGTAAATTAAGACAAGAGGAGGTAGTAATGTCTGATAATGAAAAAAAAGTGAGATTTGCAAAAAATAATAAACTATTTGTTGAGATTGATGACTTTGTAATTGAGATAAATAATCCATATGATTATTGTCCTGATTATGTTGACGTTATCAATATAAATAATATTTATTATATCAAAGGTTTTGAGCCTAAAAAAACTGAAATGAAAAAGAAAATAAATAAAGAAGAAAAAGAAGATGAAGAAAATAAAGAAGATAAAAAATCTATTTCAACAATAGATGAATAATTGTTTTAATATATAAGGAGAAATAACATGGCATATATAAAAACACAATGTGGTGGATTGCTTATAAATACAGATTCATTTAAAATGATTAATGGAATTATAACTGATGCAAATGCTACTACAGTAACAAATAGTTTTAATGCTACATTTTGTGGTGGTCAATATTTTGATTCATCATATTTTGCACAAGTTAATAAAGTAATTACTACAACTGGAACAACAAGTGTTTCTACTTCATCTCAAGCTAATTGTAGTTTGCTTTACGATTCAAGTAAATTTCAATTAGATTCTGATGGTGCAATAGAATATAAATCAGCGGTATTAACAATGAATGTTACGCCGACCGATGCAACTGTAGTAATAACAGATTCAAATAATAATGTGATTCAAGCAAGTGGAGATAATACATATCCTGTACAAGTAACTAAAGAATATACTTATACGGTAAGTAAAACAGGATATACTACACAAACTGCGACAGTTACAATATCTGATGCATTAGCAGTAGAAATAACATTAGTAGAAAGTGCATAAAGATTATAATCGAGGAATAGAATGAATGATAAATTTATATCTCAAAAACATATTTATATGTGTGAATTAGATGGTATTGGGTCAGAACAACGTGGGGTACGACCTGTCCTTGTTGTATCTAACAACATAAACAATCAATTTAGTAATGTTGTTACCATAGTTCCGTTGACAAGTAAAATTAAAAATTCTTTACCAGTTCATTACTATTTATATCAAAGTAAATATACACACTTATTGTGTCCTATATCTACGGTATTATGCGAACAGATTCGCACAATAGACAAAATAAGAATTGGCGACTTTATTGAAAAAATTGATATGGACGATTTTAATTATATAATATCCACCATAAATGAAAATTTTAAAATATACAAATAAGTGTGTACGTTTAATAGTATGAGGGGGGTGATTTGATAGTTATTTTTTAAGGTAGGAAACAAGGCTAGAATGCGCCATTCGTTAATCCTACTGGATGGCATGACAAAAAAGGAGATTTAACAAACGAAATGGAAGACGCTTGCATGGAAGAAATCAAAAGAATTGAGGGAAAATTTGATGACATAACGTCAAAACTCAACGACAAACTACAAGAAACCCAACTAAAACTTGAAAGGAACAATACTATCACAGAGCAGAATACGAAAATGATGGAGAAAATGTCAGACACATTATCGGCAGTAAAAGATGCAATGATAGAAATTAGTAATTCTAACAAGGAATTAAAGACTAATGTTGAAGGATTAAACAACAAGTTTGAAAGGTTGGAGGACAAAGTAGAAGAAAACGAAGATAAAGGGAAATTTGATTTTATATTGTGGATTAAGCAAAACTTAGTCACATTAATAATTTCATGTGGATTAGTAGGATATATATTATTTAAGTAATGTAAAGGATATATTATAGATATTTACGTAAAGACGGTCTTTGCGTATTTATCTATAATGATACATAAGACAAAAAGGAGAAAACATAATGAATATTATAAAGAAAACATTAAGTTATAATGAATTAAAGACTATCATAGACAGTTGTTTAGAAACGCAAGAACCTTTGTTACGTAGGATGATAAAAGATATGTATTTAGTAAGGTTCACAACCGATATTGAAGTTCCAGACGATGTAGATACGGCAATGTGGGACAATTATAATGCAGATGGTACTATTCCAGAGATTTATAAAAAGGTAAGCAACGTAGGTTTGATTGATAATATGATTAATGAATCGGAAAGTTTTGAGAGTACGATGATTAGAATAGAAGAATCATTGGCGTCCTTCCTTGAAAATGCCAATGCGTTATTCGATAAGACCGCAAAGGCATTACCGAAAAACAGTAAAGGTTGGGATAAATTTATGAATAACTTTAAGGAAGTGATGGATTATGGAAATAAAAGACCCGAAAATTCTAATGATACCACTACAGAGGGCAGTAAATCAAACAACTGATGTTTTATTAAATAAACTATTAGAAATCGTAGACGATTCTGTATATTCTAATAGTCCAGAATGGTATACTAGAACTGGTGGATTTAGAGATTCTTGGCAAAAGAAGAACGGGGCGATTACTGGTATAAGTTGTCAATCTGAAATATATCAAAATATTAGTGCTATGGTATGGGGGCAAGAGTTATTCCAACACGGTAATATATATACACCATTAGAGGGTAATGCTTTGGCTGATATACTGAACGATGGTACTGATGCGGCTGGTTTTGGATTTAGTCCAGTTGAAGCGACCCATTTTTGGGACACGTTTATAGAATGGGTCAATACTAATTTGGACGATATATTTATAACGAATTGCTACGCCAATGGTCTTGTGGTTAATAAAGGAATGGTGGCAATAATATAGAAAGGATAAAAAGGATGATTTATATGGGATTAGATGCAAGTTCCAGTTGTACTGGTATTTGCATTTTTAACGATAGAAATTTAATATATTATAACAAAATAAAACCTAAAGACAATGTAGATTTTAGACATAATACTTGCGAAATTATAGGCAAGGTCGTGGCGATTGCCGAAAGGTATAAACCCGACTATATATTTATGGAGGATATACCCAAATACGCACGAAAGGGCTCTAGGGGCGGTAGTTTAATCAAACCCGTTATTAGCCTTGGTGCGGTTCAGGGTGTATTTTATTATGAATTAGTTTATAAACACGGATATAAAATAAGATTTGTTGATGTATATGAATGGCGACAAGAATTGGATTTACTCAAAGGCGAAAGAAAGCGTGAGGAACAAAAAGATAAAGCCATTAAGTATGTTAATAAATTATTTGGTCTAAATCTCTATTATGTGAAAGGTAAGAAATCTGTTAAAGACGATGATGATATAGCGGAAGCTATATGTATTGTTGTTAGTCAAATTAAATAATAAGAGATAAACACTCTTATAGAAAGGAGTGATAGAATGGCTTTAGGCATAAGCGGTGATAAATATACATTAGTCATTGGGGCAACCCTTAATACTAGCAAGATTGTAGGACAACTAAAAGAATTAGAATCCACTAGTAAAATAAATATAGGTGGGGACGGATTAAAAAAAGGAACTACACAAGTTAGAAAATTCACCGATGAGGCTGATAATGCGGTCAAAGTAATACAAAAATTTGACGCACAAGGAAACTTATTAAGTAGTACCATAACTCAAGATTCAGTCAAAATGCAAACATTTGGTGCTAGAGTAAAAGCACTCGGTGCTGGTTTTATGAGTACACTTGGTAAGGTTGCTAAGTTTGGTGCGGCAACCGCCATTATTGGTGGTGTAACAACTGCTGTCTATCAAGCGGCAAGTGCCGTAAAAGAATACGATGACGCCCTAACTCAATTTAAAAAAGTTAGTAATTTAAGTGGTGACGCTTTAAATGAATACGGTGTTAAATTAGGTAAATTAGGTGAAAGCGTTGCCAAATCAAGAATTGAAATGGTAGAAGCGTCAACAGAATTTCGTAAAAGTGGTTATTCTGATAGCGATAGTGCAAAATTGGCTAAAACGGCGAGTTTATATCAGAATATAGCCGATGAGGAAATAAGTGCTGGAGATGCGGCTAGTCTAATTATTTCGCAAATGAAGGCGTTTAATATGACCGCAAGCCAATCTGAACATATAATTGATGCAGTAAATGAGGTTTAATTTGTAGACCTCTTAAAACAGGGTGAATTGCGGGGAAATCCTTAGAGTTTTGATAACCAAACTATAATGGCAACATATATAGTGGCACATAGTAACAGATGTGGTAAGGTAAAAGTATCAAAAATTGGATAATCAAACGCAACCAATTTTCTATTGAAATATAGAAAAAGGTTCAACGACTATCGAAAGCAATCAAGTAATATTACTTGATAAATTTAACTACTTATTATATAATAATATAATATATAGAATAAGACGTTATGAACGGACGAAGTGAGTAGAGTACACAATAATGCTAATTGTGGAAGTGTCCTGTGCTTATGTTAAATAAGTGATGATATAGTCTATTTCTATAAGAAATTATAGATGAATTATTTTATACAACTATAGGAGAAAATAAATGACAGAAAAAAAGTTTTGTGTGTATAAACATGTTTTTCCAAATGGAAAATTATATTTTGGAATTACAAGTAAAGCGCCTAACAAACGTTGGCAAAATGGAACAGGATATGATTCTAAACATCAGCCAGTCGTATACAATGCTATCAAGAAGTATGGTTGGGAAAATATAAAACATATTATAATGGTTGATAATATATCTTATTCAGAGGCTTGTGAAAAAGAACAAGCATTGATTAAAAAATATAAAACTAATTGTAAACGATATGGAAATGATTATGGATATAATATGACAGATGGTGGAGAAGGAACACTTGGACATAAAGTATCAAAAGAAACTAAATTAAAAATGTCAAAAGCACGTACAGGTAAAACTGGTAAAAATTGTCCTAATTCACGAAAAGTTATATGTGACAATATAAAATATGATAGTTTGACAGAATTCAAAAATATAAATCATCCAAAAGGTGCGATATATCAATGGTTAAATGGTACTAAAGCAATGCCTAAAGAATGGTATGATAAAAAATTAAGATATGCTGATATGGATTTTAGTATAGTTAAATGTCAAACTAGTTCTTGGCAAAATCAAGTAATGTATGACAATATGACGTTTGATAGTCAATCAAAATTAGCAGACTATTTAAATGTTGAAAAATCAACATTATGTAATTGGTTAAATGGTAAATTAGAAATGCCACAAAAATATAGAAATAAAGGATTAAAGCGTATAAAATAATTCGATTCAAAGTAGCGATTTGAATAAAATAAAAAGTCAAATAATTTTGCTGTATCATCAAGTGATATCGGTAAGGGCTTAACGGCGGCTGGCTCGGCGTTAAGTACATACGGTAACTCATTTGAACAAACTATTGGGTTAGTAACTGCTGGTTGATTTCACAGCCAGATAGACAGATTAAATTGACGGGAAAGATAAGATGGTAACTTGTATCTGTATAGAAATATATGGATGCCTAAAGCCCTATACACTAACTTATGATGGTAACATACATAAGGGTTTGGAGTAATTAACCAAAGTATAGTAAAAGAGATGGGGATATATGGTCAATCCGCAACGAAGATTCCTTTGAAATAAGGAATAACGCTCAACGACTAAATTTCGACAATCAAGTAAAAATAATACTTGACAAATGTAACTATTTATGATAAAATAGAATAAGTGGGGAATCCCAACGAAGTCGATAAAAAGGGAAACCTGTAAGAATCTGCATATGCGAATAGCATATAAAATATAGTCTATGCTTATGTGAAAGCATAAGAAAGGGAATTTAAAATATGAAATATACAAAGGATGAAGTTATAGAAAGAATAAAAGAAAAAGGTTTTGAACCATTAGAATTTGATTGGAATGGTTATAAAAGTATGATTAATTTTAAAGATAAAGACGGATATAAATATTCTATATCTTGGAGTAGGTTTAATCGTGATGATATGGTTGAATTTAAACCAATATATAATATCAAT